TCTAGAATTGAAAATGATAATGAGAACCCAGATTTTGTTACTGGTAACCAAGTTGCTAGAGTTGGATTAGTAGAAAATCCTCAAAAATTTGATTCTACTGCACTTTTAAGTGCTGATAAAGCTAGTGCTGTAAATGCTTTAAGATTAGCTGGTTCTGGTTATAGTTCTGCTTCATTTACTGCAGACAGTTATTTTGTACAAACAATTTCTGCTGGATCTACTGCTCAAGGAAGAGTTATTAATTATGATGAAAAAACAGGAGTATTAAAATATTGGCAAGATAGAACTCTTGCAGGATTTAATACTGTAGGAACTGCACAAACTGCTCCTACATATGGATATAATTTAAATGCGTTTACTGGATCTCCAGGAACTGGTGGTAATTTGGAAATTGTCCCTACAACAGGGTCTACTTTGCAGATTGATAATGGATTTACAGGTATATCTACTGTAATAAATAATATAACATATTATCTTGGACAAACTTTTACTGATGGTATTGCCAATCCAGAGGTTAAGAAACATAGTGGTAACATTATTTTTGTTGACAACCGACCTGCTATTACTAGATCGGTTAACCAAAAAGAAGATATTAAAATAGTATTGCAGTTCTAAAAAATCATGCCACAACAGACAAATTTAAATGTAGCACCATATTTTGATGATTATGATTCATCGAATGATTTTTATCGTGTCTTATTTAAACCAGGATTTCCTGTTCAGGCACGAGAGTTAACAACTCTGCAATCTATACTACAAAACCAAATTGAAAAATTTGGTCAGCACTTTTTTAAAGAAGGTGCTAAAGTAATTCCTGGAAATATTGGATATAATCAACTTTATTATGGTGTTCAAATAAGTAATAATTATCAAGGTGTTCCTGTATCTGCATATGCTGATCAATTGGTCGGAGCAAAAATCATAGGACAATCATCTGGAGTATCAGCTATTGTAGATTATGTTTTATTGCCTGAAGATTCTGAACGTGGACAACTTACTCTTTATATTAATTACTTAAATTCAAGTACAACTGATAATGCTTCTGAAACTTTTTTTGATGGGGAAGAACTAAATTCAAATATAACAATTTCTTCTGGATTGTTGGGCAATACAACTATTGCTCCTGGAGCTCCATTTGCTGTTACTATATCTGATTCTGCTGCTATAATAGGATCTTGTTTTAATATTCAAGAAGGAATTTATTTTGTTCATGGTCAATTTGTAGGAGTTTCGCAAGAAATTCTTCTTCTTGATCAATATAGTCAAGAACCTAATTATAGAGTTGGATTATTTGTTAATGAGGAAATAATTAATTCTGATATTGACGAAAGTTTAAATGATAATTCTCAAGGATATAATAATTTTGCTGCTCCTGGAGCAGATAGATTAAAGATTTCATTAAGTTTATTTAAAAAATCTTTAGATGATTTTGATGATACTAGTTTTGTAGAATTAGGAACCATTAATGATGGTGTATTAAGAACTAATAAAACTGGATCATCATTTGATAATGGGTTAATAATTGCTGGTGGTGGAGGATCAGGTTCATTAGATTTAACAGATACTCTTGCAAGAAGAACCTTTGATGAAAGTGGTAATTATGATGTTAAACCATTTGACATTACAGTTTTTAATTCTTTAGATAATAATATTGGAAATAGAGGTATTTTTCAATCTGGTCAATTTACACCCAATGGAGGAACTCCAGAAGAGGATTTGGCAATATATAAAATCTCTCCAGGAAAAGCATATGTGAAGGGATATGAAATTGAAATGTTAAATCCAACATTTATTGATTGCCCTAAACCTAGAGATACAAAATTTATAGAAAATCAGTCTATAATTTATAATACTGGTCCTACTTTTAAACTTAATAGTGTATATAGAACCCCGACAGTAGGTATTGGTAGTACATATGTTCTAAGTTTGAGGAGTGAAAGACAAGGAACTAATCAGGAAAATGCTGCAGGTAATGAAATTGGGTATGCTAGAATTTATGATTTTAGATTAGAATCACAAAATTATAATGCAACCAATTCAAACTTAGATGAATGGGAACTTTCTTTATATGATGTACAGACATTTACTGAATTAAAATTAAACAATCCAATAACACAATCCGTTCCTGCTATTATTGAAGGAAAGAGAAGTGGTGCAAAAGCATTTTTACAAGGATCAGTTACTGCTGGATTGGGATTAACTGTATATGAAAAGACTGGTAATTTTATTAAAAATGAGCAAATTGTAATTAATGGAGTTAATAATGGAAGAGTTGCTGTAGCTATTACTGAGTATTCTATTGCGGATGTACAATCAGTTTATGGCACTGATGATAATTTAGTTGGTATTAATACATTTAATGCTAATGTAGTTCCATCAATTCAACAATTTGTTGGAGTAGCAACCGTAGGTATGGTTACTCATGCAAATAATCAATCAATTATTAAGAGTTCTAGTTTAGATTTCCCAGGAATTACAACTGTTGGTAATTTAATTCAATATACAGATTTAGATTATTCACAAGATCCAATTACAGCCAGAGTGGTAAGTGTTGGTGCTTCTGAAGTTTATGTTACAGGTGTTACTACCGTCACTGGAATAGTTGATGGAACACTTCCAAAAACATCTGTTAAGAATGTAAGTGATTTAAGGGTGATGACAACTTTATTAGATCCTTCATCTGATAATACTTTATATACATCTCTTCCTAAGAATAATATTTCAAGTGTAGATTTAACTGAGGCTAGTATTATTATAAGAAAAAGTTATAGTGTAAGTATTAGTAATGGTCAATTAAACACTCCATTACCTACAGTAACTGGTGACGAATCTTTCCAACCTTTCCAACCAAAGAGATATTTATTTATTGGTGAAGATGGAACAACTCATGACTTAACTGCAGATCAATTTGATTTTGGAACAGGTAATACATGTCAAATTCGTGGTTTAACAACTCCATCACAATCCAATAATGGCGCAACTCTTATTGCTACTATTAAAAAAACAAAACCAAAAGCAAAAGAAAAAATAAACAATAAAGTTAAGTTTAGTGTTATTAATTATTCAAAAACTCAAGGATCTGGAATTGGAGCAACAACATTAAATGATGGATTGACATATGGAAATTATCCATATGGAACTAGAGTTCAAGATGAGACTATATCTATTAATGCTCCAGATATTGTAATGGTTCATGGTATTTTTGAATCAGCAAATACAAGTGATCCATCATGTCCAAAAGCAGTTCTTTCTTCAATAGTTACACAATCTACAACCACCAATGAATTGTTGATTGGTGAGACTATGGTTGGGCAAGCTAGTGGAGCTGTATCTATGCTTGCCGAAAAGTTAAGTGATTCTCAAATTAGTTTTATTTACAAAAATAAATTTTTATTTAAAGAAGGTGAAACTGTAGTTTTTCAAGAGTCTGGAGCACAAGCAGTTGTTACAACTTTAGATTCCCCTAGTTTTGATATATCACTAAATTATAATTATTCTTCTGGAAGTGAAGCAACTTTTTATGATTATGGAACAATTAGGAGAAAATCTGATGCTGATGCACCATCTAAAAAAATAAAAATATATTATCAAAGTGCATCCTTTAATGCTAATGATTCTGGAGATATTATTACAGTTAATTCTTATGACCAATTCTTTTATGGAGAAGAATTTACAGAGATTAATGGTGAATCTGTTTCAGATATTATTGATATCAGACCAAGAGTTGTGCCAATTTCATCAGTTGCGGAAGGGGATAGATCTCCTTTAGAATTCCTTGGAAGAAGTTTTACTGGATCTGGAGATTCTGTACCAAATATTTTAGCATCAGATGAATCTTTAGTTGTAGATTATTCATTCTATCTTCCTCGAATTGATAGGATTTTCTTAAGTAAGGAAGGAACTTTTCAAATTAAATTTGGTGAACCAGCAGAATTTCCAAAAGTACCTGTTCCTGTTGATAATGCAATAGAGGTAGCAAGTGTCAATCTTCCTGCATATCTCTATAATCCAAATGATGCTGTTTTACATTTCTTAGATTATCGTAGATATACGATGTCAGATATTAAGAAACTTGATAGAAGAATTCAGAACCTCGAATATTATACCACTCTTTCATTATTAGAAACCAATACAGCTAACTTTTTTGTTCCTGATAATGATGGATTAAATAGGTTTAAATCAGGATTCTTTGTTGATAATTTTACATCTTTCCAAACTCAAGAAGAATCTGTAAAAGTTAATAATTCGATAGATAGAAAACATAAAGAATTGCGTCCAAGACATTATACTAATGCTGTTGATTGTATTACTGGTCCTGTTGTTGGGAATGATACTACTGATGATTTAAGATTTTCTACACTGGAAGGTGTTAATGTAAGAAAAGCATCTGATTGTATAACATTAGATTATTCTGAGGTTGAATGGTTAAAGCAGAGTTTTGGTACAAGGTCGGAAAGTGTTACTCCTTTCTTGATTAGTTTCTGGAGAGGAACTATGCAATTGAATCCTGCATCTGATACTTGGGTAGACACTGCAAGACTTGAAGCTAAAATTATTCAGACTGAAGGTAACTATACTGCCACGATGGATAATTTGGCAAGGAATGAAGGTGTTGATCCACAAACTGGTCTTGGTCCTGTTATATGGAATGCATGGGAAACCACATGGACAGGAACTCAAACTCGTGATTTTAATGGTGCTACTAGGAGACAAATAACTAGTAATAGGAGTTTTGCTACATGGCGCAATGCGACTGATGGAACTCAGTGGCAACAAAGGACATGGCAGGATGTAAGAGAACGTAGAAGAGAAACAATCCGAACTGGTACTGAAGCAAGAACTGGAACTCAAACTGTTGTTACTGAACAATTTGATCAACAATCTGTAGGTGATAGGATAGTTAGTAGGGATCTTATACCATTTATGAGATCTAGAAATATTGAATTTATTGCTAAAAAAGTTAAGCCATTGACGGAATTATATGCTTTCTTTGATGGGCAAAGTGTAACTAATTATTGTGTTCCTAAATTACTTGAAATAAGTATGATTTCTGGAACATTCCGAGTTGGTGAGGATGTGAGAGGTTTAGTTAATACTACTGGATTGAGTCAAGTAACATCAGATAGCGTTCCTTCTATAACATTTAGAGTTGCACAATCAAATCATAAAGAAGGTCCATATAATGTTCCTTCAAAAACTTTACGTGAAAATCCTTATACCAATCAACCCCTATCAGCATCTTATTCAAGTACTTCTGATTTATTAAATGTAGATACTTTTTCATTATCTAATGAGGTACAAGGTAGATATCAAGGATGGGTTGAAACTGGAATGATTCTTAGAGGTCAAAGTAGTGGAGCATTAGCAACTATTACAGAGGTAAGATTGCTTTCAGATCTTTCAGCATTCTGTGGTGGTTCATTCTTTGTTCCCAATCCTAATAATTTTAACTTCCCAAGATTTGAAACAGGAACAAAAGTTTTTAGTGTAACAAATGATCCTGAAAATGATGAAGATCTAGAAACTACGACAGCTGATGAAACATTTACTGCTTCTGGAACTTTAGAAACAGTTCAGGAAAACATTCTTTCTATTAGAAATGCAAGAATTGAACAAAGAAGTGCATTTGAAGATAGGAGTGTTTCCGAAAGTTTGGGATCAACGGTTATTGGACAAGAAGTTGTTGGTACAGGAGGAGAAACAACCGCAATAAGAGCTCTTCAAAGACCTGATTTTGCTGCTATAGCGAGAGCAAGAGCAAGAGCTCGGAGAAGAGCGAGAGAGGCTGCAGAAAGAAGAAGAGCTGCAGCTCAAGCAAGAGCGAGAGCAAGGCAAAGAGCACTAAGAAGAAGAAGATGGGGCGATCCTTTAGCACAATCATTCCAAGTAGAAGATGAAGGTGGAATTTTTATAACAAAATGTGATTTATTCTTTAAAGCTAAAGATGATAGTGATATACCTTGTATTATTCAAGTAAGATCTATGAAGAATGGATACCCAACACAAGAGGTTCTTCCATTCTCTGAAATTGTATTAGATCCTGAAGATATTAATACATCAGCAGATGGATCTGTAGCAACTACTGTTACTTTTGAAGCTCCAATTTATTTACAAGGTGATGATACGGATTATTGTATAGCAATATTATCTAACTCAACAAAATATAGTGTTTATATCTCAAGAGTTGGTGAGAATGATCTTATAACAGATACGTTCGTATCTAATCAACCATATTTGGGATCTCTCTTTAAGTCTCAGAATGCTTCTACATGGGAACCAAGTCAATGGGAAGATCTTAAATTTACTATTTATAGAGCTGAATTTGAGACTTCGGGAAGTGTTGATTTTTATAGTCCAGAATTAACTCAAGGAAATAATCAAATTCCAACACTTAAACCAAATTCTATCGTTCTTGGATCTAGAAAAATTAGAGTAGGATTAGGAACTACTGTTGGAGATAGTTATGCTGAAGGAAATACCTTTAGTCAAGATGGAACTCTTGCAACAGGTAATCTTGTAGGTGCTGGTGGATCTGCAACAGGAACCTTATCTATTGCTAATGTTGGTATTGGATATACACCTCTTGATGGTAATTTAACATTTAGTAGTGTTAACTTAGAAACTGTTACTGGTAATGGAAAGGGTGCTGTTGGTAATGTTTATATTGAAAATGGTGTAGTGGGTGCTTGTACAATTACTTCTGGTGGAAGTGGTTATCAAGTTGGTGATGTTGTTGGTATTACAACTATTGGTCTTTC